TGATTGATTCTTTATACTGACTATTTTCGGTAGTGAGGGCATCTATCATCGCATCCTTCATTTTGAGTTGCGCTTCGATCTTCCCCATCTTGACATCTTTGACACCGAGAGCGATGTACTGGCCGGTTGCGTAGATACACAATAGTCCTACGACCACGGCCAATAGAGTAATCGCAATGTTCTTTGGATTCTTGATATAATTCAGTATTAGCATCCACATAAACACCTCCTCTACCAGAATGGGAGTCCGTCAACTCCGGTTTTATATTGCTGGCCTTTTCGGTACACTTGAACGGAATAGTCGTAATTCACTTCGCAGAAGTCAAGAATACCCCATTTAAAGGTTAGCTTCTTTCTCTGGCAGTTGGCTTTCATCTTCTCCCAGTTGACTTCTTTACCCGCCCGGAGATATTCCTTATAAAGATTGGTACGACCTCCGTTATAGATTTGATAGTCGGCGAAGAGTAGGCCAGTCCAATTTTCCTTCTCATGGATCCGGTGCATGTAGAACGCTTGTGCCCGGATCGCCTGTTTCGGATTCATCATATCAAGGTCTTCACCCATCAATTCTTCTATCCATGATTCCGTCTTTGGCATAAACTGAGCGATACCCTGACCACCATCGAAAGCGGTTATATTGGCACGACAGAGAGATTCCTGCTCTAATTGGCCCACCCCATACCAGTAGGGGTAAGACAGGCCGAATTGAATGGTATGGGCGATACGGACAAGTTGAATATATTGCCTGCACCGATCAAGGGAATAGACCGGGGAGGTGATAAAAAGAATACTGATTATCAACCACCAATAGCGAATGACCATATAATTATCCCATACCATATTGCAAGAAAGATAACGCCAGACCAATGATGCTTAGTTAACAGTTCACTCAAGTCCATATAAGGGAACAGGAAGCTCCGTGATATATGGGCTACGAAAATACCAAGTGATACCGGAAGTCCTTTACTGATTAACAGGGCAAGGAGGTTAAGTTGTGGTGTTGCTTCTCCTATCCTAAGTGGTAAAAAGAATGAAAAGATAACCCATAATGATAATGCCGATATTTCAATAATAGATCGTTTTATTTTATTCATGGTTTACCCTCCAAATAGCCATCGGAATATACCTTTGATTGGCTGTTCACCAAATACTTCCGCTTTAGTTACAAACCACAAAAAAAAATAGAATAATCCAACCGTAACGAGAATGGCAATGGGCGCCGAGTATTTACGAATAAAGTCGTCGAAGGAGAATGATACCAAGGCCCAGAATCGACTCCATCCTGTCTTACCGTCTAAGGCTTCTTGTTTGGCTAATCCTCTATTCTTCCTTTCTTCCAGACAGATTTGGATGGATGATAAGGCTTTGGTATTCTCTTCCGTTGTCTTAGACAACTTATCTACCCGAGCGTTAAGGCCGTTATCTACTGTTACCTGAATTTTCTCCACCTTTCGCTCTATTCTCAGTCGATATTCAGTGGCTGCTTTATCTACATCTTCCAATGCTTCCTTTGTTTCTGACATTTTACTGATTATCTCATCTAACTTAGCGTCACGGTGGTTAGCGGCTATGGTATTCTGGTCAACGTAGGTTTTTACTTGTTTCAGAGATGAAAATATCTCGGTTATTTGTTCATGACTGAATGTACCAACAGCTTCCTGTGCTGCAATCTTCATAGCAAGATCCTTTAATTCCCTGTTGATTTCAAGAATAACTTCTTTCTGTTCGCATGGTATTGGCATTGTCAGATGGCCCCTTTCTAAAATAGTATTATCTGTGGTTTGAATGTAACTGGTGAATTTTCTTCACTCCCCCATGCGCCCCAGGCAGGTTCGGTGGACAAATATGTCTTAGCAAATATCCAATCAGTATGTGATGCTGCACGAATTCTTACCCTTAAGGAACCAGTTGTTATATTACTGGTTGTACTCTCTGTACTTGTACCATCTACTTTCCCAAACACGCTGTCCGTACCTGATTCAATACGAATTAGCTCATAAATATGGTAATTCCCTTCGGAGATCGACAAGGTAGAGAAATAGGTGTAACTTGAGTAATCGTTTGTTGTGACCCAGGCGCTATCATTTGTTTTTGAGTCTTGATGTACAACATCTAGCGCTCCAGTAGAACCTACAAGAGAAACCCCCTCTCCATCTGCATGGTGTATTAGTGTTCTTGCTTGAAGTACAACATCTCCCTCAAGATAAACATTGCCATATATATACTTCCCTGCTGTCCCAGTTAATATTCCATCCGACACACTAAAATCAGCCGTATTTCCTGTCCATTTTGTAGGATTGTTCCATGAGGTGCTAAAATCATCAAAAAACGGAAATGTATTTGTTCCATTACTTACCGCCGTTGCGTCGGCTTTTCCGTAGTACATATAAAAAGTGGTATCGCCTGTTCCGATTGACGGGAACTTTATCCATATTGTTGCTAGTTGGTTTGGTGTTGTCCCGGAAATAGATTCAATCCAATATTTAACATCCGTTGTTCCATCAGAGGTTGTGAATCGAATATCAGAGAAATCGGATTTACACTTTCCGTCGCAATCTACTGCTTCTCCAGTCGCACCAGAAGATTCACCCACCAAAAGTTGCATCTGATAATCCGTAACAGCACCAGAGGCCCTAGATATGGGAATTGACTTCCTATAAGACCAACCTGTTAACCAAGCCATTCAATCACCTATGGTAGTCTGAATACCATCTCCACCACCAGACCTTTATTAGCCGGTGACTGGACGGACGGTACGTTAAGTTTAAGTTGATCTCCGGTAACTACACCATCGTAGTCGGTATTGATAGAACCATTCGTACCACCATCTGTTCCTGCGATTCTGGAGGTTATCTGCCCGGCCGCTATGGAAATGTTCGTAGCAAGCATTGATATTGTAGCCGTACCCGCTGACCCGGAGTTGGTTATGGTAACGGATAATGATCCTGACGTACCGGCCGATGTGCAAGTGGCGGCGGTACGGATTAGATTACAACCGTTGAACTCATCCGGGATAGGGAAGGTGAGTTTGTTGTTGCCCGTTGAAGCGTCGGTAGCGGGGTCAACAAGGATAATAGTTACACCTTTATCTGGGGTGGATGGTGATGTACCTGAGCTACCCGATGTGCCCGAACTTCCGGATGATCCACTTTCTCCCGTACCAGAGGTTCCGCTTGATCCAGACGTTCCCGAGCTTCCCGATTCTCCCGTGCCACTGGTTCCCGAACTCCCTGAACTGCCACTCGTTCCGGATGTTCCCGCAGACCCCGCCGCAGTTGAGGAGGAACCGCTTGAACCTGATGTACCGCTACTCCCTGAACTTCCAGATTCGCCAGTAGATGAGGTGCCAGACGACCCTGATGTACCAGAAGTTCCTGGTGCCCCTGTGGATGATGTACCAGAAGTGCCACTGGATCCCGAAGTTCCCGATGATCCGAAGGCTGAACCATCCAAGCCACTTGACCCTGATGAACCTGATGTACCCGATGTACCGGAAGAACCTAATCCTGAAGTACCGGATGTACCTGATGTGCCGTCAATACCACTGGTGCCGGAAGTACCCGATGTTCCCGCCGCAGTAGAAGATGACCCCGAACTGCCAGAAGAACCGCTAGTGCCGGACGACCCATCACTTGACGTTCCACTTGTCCCCGAGGTCCCGGAACTTCCATCAGACCCGTATCCACCGCCCCCGCCCGTAATGGTCACTTCTATATCCCGTCCAGTATCTAAGGTAACTGCTATGTCCTGATCGCTCATGATTTCGTTCTCCGTTAGGCTGCTGTACCGGCAGTCCCGGCTGATTTCGTCACGTCGTACTCAATATCGATCTTCCCCTTCATAACTGTATAGCCTAATCCTGTATTGGTCTTGACGAATATATCGAAATCGTATTCACCAGGCTCAATCGTAGCCGTATCGGCATAGGTAAGGGAGATTGTAGCAACACCAGAGGTCCCGGCGGTGGTATCAGCAAAAGTGGTGACTATCTTCTGGCAGACAGCGTCGGAATCTGGCAGGTCGTAATTCTGTTTGATTGTAAAGAAAACCGCCCAGTTTTTAATACAGTAAGGAGCACCGGCCGAATTCTTAAACGTGCAGGTGTAGGTAGTGGAGTCGCCCCGAGTCAGGGATAATCGTTTAAGAGCCATGTCGAGTAACCTCCTGTGTTTTTGGCTATATACTCTTCAATCGTGTGCACCTTCGTGGGTGTAAAGTGATCTTGCGTTGAGGTATAAACACTGTTCAACCCCACATGCCTATACACCCACTTGCCATTAATCTTGGCCTGATGCTGACTATGCACCCAAGGCTCGACCATTATTCTAACTTCATAACCTACCCTTCGATCTGCGTAGGCACCAGCCAAGGCGTAGTCCTGACAAATCAAAGTAGTCGTGTGTCCATATACACCGCAGCCAAAGAGCAGGAGACACAAGGAGATGACTATAAGGATGCGAATCATCCGTTTACATTCCCTGTGTCTTTCTCCAACATACGCTGGTCGTACTTTTGGAAATGCTGGTCGTGTAAGTTTTTGGGCTGCTCGATGTGATTCCAGAATCCTGAGCACCCTACCAAAAATCCAGTCATAATTAGTGCTACCATAACTCGTTTCATTTTATCCTCCTTAAGAGGTCGTGGGTGTGTCAGCACCCGGCCCGTCTGCTCTCTCTCTAATCAGTCAAATCCGTTGCGGTGATAGAACCGCTAATGACTTCAATTCGGTAATACTTACTGTTGGTCGTGTCTTTCAAGATGATCCCTTTGTAGGCAAGCGGAGTATCATCATCGTTCTTTCCGAGATAATATGTATCATCTGTGATGGGCTGGACGTTTCCAGTTTTGACCGCACCAGTACCCGCCGGAGTCAGAACTACATCAAGATTATCCCCGCCCGTACCGGCTGTGGCTGCTGTGATATTAACGCTTGATCCCGCCACACCCGTTAAAGTCAGGCCCTCGTAGTTATCGGCGTTGGTGTAGGTGTTCATCACGGTGAAAAGCTGCTGGTTTGTCGAGACCTTAGCCATTATATGATTAGCAGCAAATCGCGATAACGCACAATCACGGTTGAGGACAATCCCCGCTCCTGCCGCATCAATATAATATCCACTTCCACCAAAAGAGTGTGTAAGCGTCCCATCAATAGAGATCAATGGACCACCCGAAGCTTCCATGTATATGCCAGTGTCGGGGTTTTGTAGGGATGCTATCGAAGGATATAAACTGTTCCCTATCGGTAGACGAATAGGGCTTCTCGCCACGATATTTCCATCCACTGTTAGATCGCCGGTATCATCGATGAAGGCTTTAATGGATATACTTGTAATCGCTACTGTATTTGTATTGGCAGGCGTAAGAATAAACGATGCCGTGGTTTTGGCCGTTATATGATCTGTAATAGCAATCGCACCAGAGGCCGCAATGGTTGTTCCTGTCACGCCGCCAAGGGTATAGGTAGCAGTAGCCCCGCCACCCGTCCCGGTAATGATAACCTCATAGGTCTTGCCAATCTCAATGGCCGCCGTAAGCGTGGCCGTGATAGCCGTGGTATTACCCGTAACGTGGGTCAGGACTCCGCCCGAAAACGTCCATGTCGAACCGTCCTCATTCCATCCGGCATCCGTCCAGGTTACAAGCTCTGCGCCACGGGTAGCGTTGACGGTGAGGTTCTTTCCCGCGGAGGTAGTGCCGATATTTGCATCGCCCGTAGTGTTGAGCGTCGTAAACGTACCAGCCCCAGGGGTATCTTCGCCAATGTCCACCCCGTCTATCGTGCCGCCGTTAATATCTGCGGTAGTAGCAACCAGTGATGTAAAGGTCTGTATCCCCGTCCAAGTTAAGGCACTTGCAAGTAATTTCTTTAATTTATCCCAACCAAGGTTTACGCTCATGGCATATCTCCTTTTATATATCCGCTACTGTACGATAAATTCAGCGGTTACTTTACTATCATATCCTGCCGTACCCGTTCCCGTTTGAGTAGCAATTATCTTCATGAACGGCATTAACTCCGGCTCGAAGGTGGCAATATTCGAAGATTGGCCAGTCCCGGCTGTTCCGATTGCAACGGCGTTGGCAGGTGATACATAGGTTCCGTCCCGCAATGAAGAGCCAACGTAAGAGAAGATTGTGGTTCCAACTGTACCGGCTGTTCCTGAAGTTACTGAATTGGCCAATCCAAATATCCCACAGTTAGCTTTACCGTTAAGTTCAATTACACCTGATGTCCCTGAATCTCCGGCAGATAAGGATAGATTCTTAAATACCGGTATAACACTTATAGGATAATTTGTTCGTTCTGCCATGGTTAGGCCCTCCTGCTATTGGGTTGTGCGGAAAGGGGAAGAGGACCCGGGGGAAGTCGCATAATCCCCAATCCGCACGAAGTGGGTTAAATGTTACGCCGTTCCGGCCGTTCCGGATGTACCGCCACCACCAGCCGAAGTTGCGTACATTGAGGTCCCTGCATAGGCAGCAGAACCAGCTTTTCCAGCCGAGGTGGCCAAAGTCGCCGTAGCAGATAATACTGCCGTCCCTGCATAATTGGCAGAGGTGGCAAGGGTAGCCGATGAAGTGACTTTAGTTGTAGCACCGAGAACCTGAGAGGTGTTATTCTCCAGATCCTCTATTAACTTTTTGAATTTGAGTATCGCCATTTTTTAAGTCCTCCTGATGAGGGAAATGTGTTACACAACGGGGTTGAAAGTTAAGAGTAGCTAGGAACCAAACTCCCGGGGCCGCATACGTTGCTGCTGAGAGAATATCTTCCGCTGCCGTTCCGTATAGGCTGATGGTAAGGATCCGAACTTCTCCGTGAATTTATCTTCATAATACTTTGATAGGTTAAGGTTAACAGCTTCCGAATCCGGCTTTTTGAAGGCTAAATGAGCGGCCCAATCGCACATGGATTCATGATACGCTTCGTCAATTTCCGGTGACGATGTAAGTGTTATAGGTAGGAGTGGTAATCTCGACACAACCAGATGAGCGGTATCGCTAACCGACGGTGCGAGAACAAAGGTAATGGTGTTGCCCGGTTCATTCAGGAAGTAAGTTGGATGCCCACCTGACCCTGCCGTACCTATCGTGCCGTTTGTACCGAACCAACCCGGCTGAGTCTCATCCAATTCAGAATACGATACCGGGCCAAACAGGGGTGTAGTCATAGTCTGGAGCTGGCATCGTTTAATCTGTAGTATTTTGGGGCTCAGGTTATAGGTAGCGGTATTGGCGACGATGGTAAGGGTACATAGTGGTTTTTGGCCTGACGTTGATGCCGTCCCTGCTGTACCCGAGTCATTGGCAGTCGTTCCGTCGATGAGCAAATGGGCTCTACGGCACGCTTGTACTTCAGCGTAACTCAGGAATCGGAGCAGTTCTGTATCAGACCATAAATAAGGAATCTCGGCATCGTCAAGGATACTTTCCCGAAGATATGCAATTAAGTCTTTCCCGGTCACTTTCCATACCTCAATCTCTACGGACGGTTAATGGTTATTCAAACGGATCGGTGCCGGTTTTATCTTCAGCCTGACCCCCATTATCAATAACTACCGGATCGGGAATATTCACACCTTCCTTAATTAAGGTGTAAGTAACTCGGGGAATATTCCGGGTAAACTCCTTCATTCCACCCATACCGTCGTCAGCTTGGATTGTCTCGGTTTCAACCCGAGTATCGAGCATTAGACGAACGGGACGTGGAAGGTCAATTTCAACACCCGGCTTGGCTAGAAAGGAGAATCCGTTAAGGGATATGAACAAGCCCTCACGGGGAATCTTCTGGCTTTCATGGATAATGATACGATCCCTGATATGCCCGGCCGGTGAACTGAAAAACTGATCCGGATACCGTTCCTGCTCTGTTAAAGGTTTTTTTTGTGCCATGATATACTATTCCCCCATTGGTTATTTTGGTTGTGGGGGAAGGCAGAGTTAAGATCCACCATCCCCCTGTTAAAAATTGATTACCTGTTACGCATTATAGGGCATACACATAAGGTCAATGTAGGAACTGGTGCCCTGTGTCGTACCCAAAGCCGCTGCATTCATCACCACATCAAGGGCCGTCGGTGCGTTAAGGGTCAGGTAGCCGACCGCACAATAACCATCGGGCAGGTCAGGCAGTTTACAGGCAGCGGCGGCGAGAGTAGCGGAGTCGTAATTGGCCTTATCCACCACATTACCGGGACCAATGATAGTTCCCGAGGTGCCAGCTCCGGTGCATATAAGGTACTTGGCGACTGTATTGGAGCCCTGAGTCCCGGCCGGCATACGGAGATTGTCCTGCGCGATAACACTGTCCTGAACACCGTTGAGTAGAACGGTAAGGGCGTTGGCAATCTGTGCGCCGCCCGTGGAACCATCAGCACAACCAGCCGTGATCAAGGGGCCTTGAGTTCCGTTACTACCACCAATAACACGATTGGTAATACCTTGAATCGCCCGGCGGAGAGACTCGGAATAAGTCGCGTCGAAAACCTTCCGGCCAGCCTGTGAAACTTTTTCATCGGGATCATCGAATTTCTTATAAGCCATGGTTAAATCCTCCATTTCAAGTTGAGTTGCGTTGTCCTAGACTAATGAGGTCGGGTGGCTTACCGGCTAGGATGGGCAGTAAGCGTGTATTAATTTTCCCGGGTCAACTCAATGCCCGGGAGAAATCACAATAATTCTAATCCGTACAGGCCACTTCCAGAACCGCCATCCAGGAATCATTCAGGATAACCGTGGTCTGCATGGTCTTCCAACTCACACTCCCTCTCTGGCCCAACGGATCGGACTTCGACGGAACGGGGTTGATAACGATCGGGGTAATAGCGTACTTACCCTTCAGGGCGATCATACCGTAGGCATCTTTGCCGAAATAGAGCACCGGGTACACATCACAGTTGGAGCCGTTATTCAGCTTCCCGGTCGTGGTATTAGACCCGCCGCCTTCATAAGGAGTGAAGATGGTGGATTTGAGGTAACGAACATCCTCACAGGCGCCGATTTCCGTTTCCCATGCTGATACATTACCGTAGTCTGCAACCGAGGTGAATCCGGTCAGGCCACGAATATCCGAGGTCATATCGACATGAGTAACGGCGACGAAGGCCGGCAGGATGGACTCGGTATTGAACGACGGGGTGGACTTCACGATATTGGTAATGTGCTGAGCCTCCTGACGTTCGAGGGCCCGGACAATTCTTCGCTGATCCGCACGAGAAATAACAGCTACAACACTGGTACGACCTGCGACGGAATTAGCGTAGAAGACGTTAGTCCCGGCTTTCAGGACATTATAGCGCAGGGTTTCAACCGTCTTTGCAGCCTGCTCGGAACATACTGCTATTGCTTCCTGCAGAACGGGATCTTCGTGGGTATCAGCGATGATATCCGTGATTTCGACCAGATCACCGTACTGGTACAGGGTGGCCGTAATATCCGTAGCGGTTAACTTCTTACCTGCCGGGGTCACACCTTCAACGAGAGGGGTAGTGGCCAGAGCGAGAGAGTTATAGCGCCGGAACTTCATGGACTGCGTTTTGTTAGCGGGTAAACTTTTAGCCTGCCCGAATTTCTCCAGACACAGATAGGGCATAGCCCTTTTAAGTAAATCTACGGCAACATAAGCTGCGGTACGAGGGGTAATATCTCCGTATTCAGTCATGATTGAATATCCTCCATTTTATTTGTTAATAGCCTCATCGAACGCATCATCGTAATTGTTGGCCGACGCAAGACCTTGATTGATGGAGGCCTGTCTGGTATCCGGGGCGAGTAGGGCTGATTTCCGGTCCTGACGCTTCTGGTCAATATTGGTTACTTTGTCGGGCGGTGGGGGTGCATCCGGGGGTGTAATGTTATTTTCCTTTTTGAAGTCGGAGAGCAGGGCCACAATTTCTTCCGCCGTACCTTGGGAATAAACGTCAACCAGACCTTTACGCAGATATACCGGCTTTGCCTCGATCCATTTGAGAATGGAGCCATCGTCTCGGTATGTTTCAAAATCGGGATGGTTGGTGCGGATAGCGTTGAAATGGGCCTCTTCTGTTAACTTCTCCTTGTTCGCCTGAGTCTCTTGGATGAGATCGTTCGCCGGTTTAAGCTGTGACTGGAATTCTTCCTTTATCTTAGTGACTTCGGAAAGAAGATCGGCCCTCAGCTTTTTCATAGCGGAGTCTCGTTTAAGACCCTCCATTGCTGATATTACATCAAATTCCTCATCGTACTTCTGCAAGTTTTCCTTCTGTTCGTCAGTAAGGGAGTCAAGGAAGGACTTGAGGAATAATTCATCGTCTTTGGTGGTATCTTTGGTCGTGGGAGGTTCGGGCGGAGCGGCCTTTAATTTAGCTTCCTCTACTTCGGCCAATAGTCTGGCTTTTTCCTCTTCCCACGTTTCCTTATCGTGCTTATGGATTCCCTGGAGAGTCTTCCACCGTTGCTCGTAGGTGGCGTCGTCATCCTTATTAGGTGCTTTATTATCAGGGGGTGGTGTATTGTCGGGCGGAGGTGGGGCGTCGTCAGGCTTATTAACAGTTAAGTCCTCTTTATTAACAGTTACCCCATCACCTTCAGGTACGTTATCTGGGTTATCAGCGTTACTTAAATCCGGGCGCAACTCCTCCCCGGCCGCAGATTCAAACGCATCGCTGAAATCGTCAGGAATAGTCACATCCTGATTATTTTCCAATGTCCCCCCATTGGTGTTTTCCATGTTTTACTTCCCCCTTAGAAGTTTTGTGGTGATAATAAAAAAAGGCGACCGATGGACTTTAATCCACTGATCGCCTCTGTTCTCGTGCGTTAATTGAGAGTTAGACTGGTTGCCGCTTTAGCAGGGTTTCGGTTTCCCCTTACCTTTTCCCATGATTACCCTCCGTTAAGTTTACGTTGAATCCGCCTCTTTAAACCCTCTAAATCCTTTAATATGTTAATTAGTTCGGTAGATTCCATCATAACATAGCTCAAGCCGTTTGTTCCATAATTATTTGAATTTGAGGTAAGTGTGCGAGTTTGTTGTGTTATGACTGAATTTGCCATTGTATTAAGCCCTCGTATCGACTATCACACCACGTTCAACGGATTCAAGCAGGTGTTTGTAGGCTTCTATTTTACCCTGGTTGAGCTTAACCCGGTCCGGATCTGCGGTATCGTTATCTTCCCGGACCTCGGTTATCTCAATTTCAACCAACTGCCGGAGTAGGAGCCAGAAACGACCATTCCTCTCCCGGTGTAGTTCGGATATTGCCTGCGTTCTCTTTACCATTCGTTCGGTGAGGATTGATTCCATGGCTATTTACCCCCTGAGGTTGTATTTTGTTTTTCCCACACCTTTTTGTAGTTCTTACCAAACCAATCGGCGTCCTGTGGGTTGTTGAATTGGATGAACTCACCCGACTTCTTTGCATAATCCATAGCTTCCTGCCGACCAAGACGTTTAAGTTGCCCGGTAGAATCTTGGATTATTTCAGGATATACCATGGCGCCCTTCTCTCCAGTTGCATAGGACATTTTGTGCGTTCCGTAAGCCCCCGGTCCCTCATCGGGAAGGGGTAGGGTTGGGTATTTGTCTGGATTTATAATGCGTTGAACGAAGTTTAGCTTCTGATTGGCATCAAGTATGGCCTTGATCTTGGCTTGATCAGCCGCTAGGTCAAATGTTTGTCCAAATTCGTCGGTAGGCATGGTTATTTACCCCCTGATGGCTTAGATTTGGTGGATTTGGAAGGAGTTTTAGGCTTGGGGATTGATTTAATAGCCTTCTCCTTCATCTTCATGGTATGGTCGGCCTGTTTCTTCTTCAATTCAACCTCAGTTTTGTGCATTTCATCCTTGTGTGACAGGTCAATTAAGGTAGATAGCTTATTTTCTTCACCTTTTTGTCGTAATTGGGCTATTTCCTCATTGGCCTTCTGGATGGCGAGGTCGGACTTAGTGCGGATATCGTCAATTTCAGCCTGTTTCTTGGCAATATCAGCGTCTACAAGTCTGGGATCATCGGCGGATTGGGTTTCAATGGGAGTTTGGGCGTCTTTAGTGGCATCTGTATTGACTTTCTTAGCCTTGGTGAGTTGGGCCATAGTCTGAGAATTCTTGTAGGCGATTTCCGCTTCCTGCATTTTAACTGCAAGCTGCATCTGGAGTGAATTCTGTTGTGCTTCACGAATCTTATCAGCCTCTTCTTCGGATTTAATGGGGATATTAATATCATGGGCTTTGAAGCGTTCTTTTAAGAAGTCGCGGCGATCGAGGTATACCCAATCTTCCGGTGTCATGGTGGTAGCAAGCTGGTTGAGGGCCTGCATCCTGATTTCCTTCATTACGAGAGAGGATACACCCTTGGCCCGGACTTCATAATCACCTTTAATATCGGTACGATCGGAAAATTCCATGAACCATGCGTAGAGGTCCCGGATAACTTTCTCAGTGAATGCGTCGAAATTCTTCACTACGTCTTTGATTGAGATGGTGATAGTGGCCATGCGCCCGGAAGTGGCTTGGGCCGTTTCGTTATTCACCATCTGCCCGATCATCCAAGTGGGTAGGGTGGTTTCTTCATCACCGAACTGCTTGAACGCTTCGATAATGGATAGGAGTTCCGGAATATGGGATGCGAATTCAAGGGGTCTAACGGCGGGATATTGAGCATCCACACCACGGCCTTCCCGATACCAGATCTTCCGGGGATAGAAGGAATTGTAGTCGGTCCCGGGTGCGAGGAGGGAGATATTACACTCCACTTGCGGGCCAGCCACGCATGATCCGTTGTCAAGAACCATCCGAGCACCAGCTGAAATTGCGAGTTGGGAATGACGCATAACCCGAGCCAGTCCTTCACCGAATAAGCTAGTTTCATCCTTTTCATAGTAGAAGACTTTGTATTGGTCTAGGGCTCCGTCGAATAAAACTGCTTTAATAGGTACATTCCCGAGCATCCAGACGTTAGCGGCGTATTCAAGGGATGGATCCTTGACTTCCACACCACACGCTTCAAGGTCTGATCCGTCTACATAGCCCCAGAATTCTAAGACTTGATATTTCTTACCAAGTTGCCGGTTGGTGGAGCGTGGCGAATCTTCGAAAGGGGTGGAGGCTGAGGTGGTGGCTTTGGTGTTTCTACCGGCGCCGGCCTCTACTTCGATTACTTGTAAGTTTATTTCCCATTCCTTAGCAACGTAATCGCCGGTGGGGTGATCAGTAAGGTAACTCATGATCATATCGGAGTAGAAGTCAGCGCGTTTGGCCAACTGGCGGAGATCATGCTTGGTCATTATGTGCCGTTCGAAGCTGCCTTCCATCTGCTCTCGTTCCGTAACACTCATATCCGGATACCAGTCCCAGATCCGTACGAACTTCATGTAGGGCACTTCATCGGTAGAAGTGGATTCGATATAGTCCCCTGAAGTGGAGTCCGGTTCCCATTTACGCTTGGTTCGCTGTTTGATCATAGGCCCTTTGAGGATACCGGTTCCGTACATTAACCCGGATCTGAGGACTTTTTTGGTTTCTTCTGAATAGTCCATTTCAGTCAGGGCATCGTCAATAGCGGCTGACATGGCGTCGTTGGTATCCTGGACGTATTTTTTGATGGCGATTTTAAGTTCATCGGCTGTGGGGATGATGGGTGTTCCGGTGGCCTCGTCAACCGTAACCATGGACATTGCGATTTGGGTAACTATCTCTTTGGATACCCGTGGCTCAGGAGTGGGGCCGATTTCCCAATTCTTATCCGTCTCGGGAAAGAGCATTTCGTGGAGTCGTGAGAGGACGATATTGATTTTTGAGCGGGTGATTTTAGGATAGACTTTGGAATTGCCGGGCTGAATGACTACCTCGGGATCGTACAAGCCCTTGTATTGCCTGAGTGATTCCAACCATTCCAGTTCTTTGGGACGGCGATAGGCTTCATTAGTAGAAAACTGATTCTTTAACCTGTGCCCGAACGCTCGGATGGCTTCATTATTTCGTTCCTTCTTGCTGAATGTGGTCTGTATAGCGTCCATGGTTGGTATCCTCCTGAATGGTTTGTGACTTAATATCCTACTTCGGAACACGCCGGCTGATAGTTAACCCTCTTTGCCATCTGTGACTCTACATTCTTCCATCGTTCATCACTCAACTTCTTCTCGGTAAGGAATAGGCAGAGATATTGCAAGGAATCTGATACATGGGAACTGAAATTCTTAGCCGGTATCGGCTTGTAATCCTCACCGCTTGATTTCGGATCCTTTTCATAATGATAGCCGCCGTTCATGGCCTTCCGGAGGTATTTACAGGTAGGTGATAACAGGAATCCCGGCTCACCCTTCCACATTTTATTCAGGAACCCTTCAACGGCTGAGACACGAGGTTGTATGGCGTTGGTGGTAGCGGGTAAGATATTTCGAAGTCCTATATCCGGCCCTTGGAGAACTTCATAACAGGTGGATTCATCGGTAGGTGCTCGGGATGTGCCGGCGGGATCACCGAAGCCGACCACGTTATAGCCGAAGTATTTTTGTCTTAGGAATGGTAGGAGTTGATTTTCACAGAATTGCCGGAGCCCCATACCATCGGAAACACATTCGTCAAGGATTCTTAGCTGGCCGTAGGGGGTGACTTGGCCGATCGATACCGCTGGAGTGAGTCCGAAGTCAAATCCGAGTATCAAATCCAACCCCTTAACCGGATCCAACGGATGCGGCGCCACATGAACATTATCAACAAACGATTGGAATACGGGCTTGCCACTGATCACATAACCGTATTGACCGTGGATATAGACCCGGATGTACATTTCATCCTTACCGTTGGCGAGGTTCTTATAATAATTCTTGGCTAGATGTGTTGTGTTTTCTGCATGGGAAGAGAGTCCGGATGGTTGCTTGAAGATGGTATATCCTTTTGGCCTAACCACCTCAAACACCTTATACATCCGACTATCTTCCTCGGGCGGGTTCGTGTCCATAATCATACCAGACCAATAATCCTTACCAACGTCACGCTTGGAGGGATAACGGAAGATACGGCCGTCCATAGCCTCGACAATCGCCCATGGTATTTCACGAACCTCATTAAACCACGCACCTGTTAATTCAAGTGAAAGTAGGTTGGATACTTGGTCAGGTCTATCTAATGCCCTGAATAGTATTTCAAGATGAACCCCGGGGAATTTGGTGATGATATACTTATGATCCGTTACCCGCCATTCACCGAATAGTTTAGGGGGGAACCAATCGTGGAAGGTCTTAATGGTCGTGTCACTGAGCTGGTTATAGCTGTTACGCACCACCGCCCATCTACTTCTCCTTATACCATCCGGTCCCGGCGGCATTTCATGAGCACGGCGGATTATTTCCATTACACAGGCACTTGACTTCCCGGAACCAAAGGGTCCGATAATACACCGAACACGATCATCACACAGCGCAAACTTTTTAAGAGTCGGCACATCAGTATAATCAAAAATCACCTGGAACGGCTTAGTCTTATCCGCCAATTATAGCATCTCCCAATCATTACTCAATAAATCCGTTTGTGAAGCCAACCACGGTACCCGAGAACCATCCGGATAGGCAGGGTGTCCCAAGGGATATTCAATGTAAATGTAGGGCAACGTCATTTTACTGTTTTGATCAGGAATTTGCAGTTTTAACCACATGCCTTTCCCATTCCAACCTGAACGATACACACACCGCCCCTCTCTTAGTGCGTTCAGAGCATAGCCGAAGTCCATAATAATCCCCCTTCTTAATTTTTACTCCGCCATCATACAGGGCTCATAATACAGCAAATTCGTCCGTTCTGCAATATGATCAACGAGTTTCGGAATTTCATAGCCCATCCTTCTCAATCGCCCGTTTGTATGGACCTCACCGACGAAGTTTTCAATCTTAT